CTCAGCTACTGGAGGATCGCCTGATCCGAGGATTGGTTCACCAGGAGTATGGTAAGCCGCTTGCATGCGTCCCGTAAAGATGAACTGTAATGATTTACCGTTCTTTAGGGTACGTCTTTGTACTGTATCACGTGCGATTGTTGCGCTTTCATAAGCCTTAAACAATTCTCCACTGAACAGTTTCAAATAGGTTGCGTACTTGGTATCATATGCCTGAGAACCAGCGGTGTTTGAGACCGCCTTATTCAGTGCACCGAGTACTGACTGTGTGGCGTTAGCCATTGATAGTAAGAGTGTGTATAAGTTTACAGACTCTCAACGTTGAGAAAATTTTTTTCGAATATAGTTGTGGTCTATCCCACCGTCTAGACAGCTTAAGGGTATCCTCGTAAGGGCCGAAAGCCAATGAAGGAGAGGTCCGACTCTGAGGTGCCTCTCCAACTTCTTAGAACTTAAGGTATTCTAAGTATGAACCGAACTTAACAACAGTCGCTGTAGCAGAACTTGTGTTCTGAGCAACTTGTATGTCAACATTACCAGCTGTATTACCACCAGTAATAGTACCTTCTATGAATGAATAGTAGTTACCATCTGCTGCAACAACAGCTACTTCAGGAGAACCTGCAGTTGTTACATCAAAGGTTACTGCTTCAGTCACAGCTCCAGAGATAGGTGCTTCTGACACCATATTTCTAGCTCTGTAAGATACAGTATTAGTTGGAGTAATGATCTTATATTTAAAATCACCGTCTGCATCAAATGCTACGTCTAAGTAAGCACGGAATATAGCCCGCTCATACTTACCAAGATCAAACTTTAAGAGTGATGCATAGTCAGTTGAACTAACTAGGCTAACATCGTTAGGAACGATAAGCTTAGTGTTCCATTGAGTCTGAGCATGTACTACTGTACCTGCTACGGTGTTTGAATTAAAAGCCATTTAATTAAATAGTATTAGTTGATTACCCGTATGTACTGTTCCGCAGTACTGGGTTAGTTTTGAGTGATTGCGCACGGTACTTCGTTCTGATGAAACCTTAAGTGTGCGGTTTCAACAAAGATGAAAAAGGCTAGCAGCATGAAAACTACTAGCCATAGTTCATTGAATTTAGAACTTAAACTTGGCACCTATCTTAGTACCGTATGCTGTATCAGCAGTCTCATCTGTGAGGAATGAGATCTCTCCATATACATCTAACTTCTCTGATGCTGCTACGGAACCTCCGAGCTTACCTGAGAAATCAGTTGTACCATCAGCTCCATCTGCAGCTGCGAAGGCGGGACCACCTTGGACATAGTATCCAAGTTGACCAACGTTTCCTTCATAACCTAGATGAAGATCAGTTGTTCTAGAGGTAAAGTCATTACCTGTATAAGATGCGTTTGACTCGGCATTAACATAGACGCCAGCCATTGCAGGAGCTGAAGCGAATGTAGTTGCCGCTAGGGCTAGTGCAATTGTTTTCATTTAATTTTACTTAGTAGATTTAGTGTACTCTACACCACGATACTTGAGGGTCATTACGATCTCCAGTATCACAGCCCCGTTCCATGCTGTGAATTCATGCGTCCAGTTAAGGATGAACGGACGTGGTGTTAAGCTATTGGTGTGATCTCTTTAGCCGCAAGATCAAGCGGGAAATTATGAGCGTTCCTTTCATGCATTACTTCCATACCTAGATTAGCACGGTTCAAGACGTCTGCCCAAGTAGGGACAACCCTACCATTGGAGTCAACGATTGACTGATTGAAGTTAAAACCGTTGAGATTAAAAGCCATAGTACTGATTCCCATAGAGGTGAGCCATATGCAAGCGACTGGGAAAACAGCAAGGAAAAAATGTAAGCTGCGACTATTATTAAAAGAAGCATACTGGAAGATGAGTCTCCCAAAGTAGCCATGAGCCGCAACAATGTTATACGTCTCTTCCTCTTGACCGAATTTGTATCCATAATTCTGAGACTCAGTTTCAGTAGTCTCACGTATTAATGAGGAAGTCACTAATGATCCATGCATTGCAGCAAACAATGCACCACCAAACATACCTATTACACCTGCCATATGGAAAGGATGCATGAGTATATTATGTTCTGCTTGAAAGACAAACATGAAGTTAAACGTACCTGAAATACCAAGAGGCATTCCATCAGAGAAACTCCCTTGTCCAAAAGGATAAACTAAGAATACAGCAAAGGCTGCTGAGACTGGTGCTGAATATGCTACACATATCCATGGTCTCATGCCTAGTCTATAACTAAGTTCCCATTGGCGTCCCATGTATGCTGCGATACCGATGAGAAAGTGGAATATAACAAGTTGATATGGTCCTCCGTTATACAACCATTCGTCGATGGTTGCAGCTTCCCAGATTGGGTAGAAGTGAAGACCGATTGCGTTGCTTGACGGGACAACGGCTCCCGAGATGATGTTGTTTCCATAGAGTAGAGACCCAGCTACGGGTTCACGAATACCATCTATGTCTACTGGAGGTGCTGCAACAAACGCTATTATAAAACATGTTGCTGCGGTTAAGAGTGCAGGGATCATAAGGACACCGAACCAACCAACGTAAAGTCGGTTGTCGGTACTTGTAACCCAGTCACAAAAACTATTCCAGTTATTAGATGGTTTCGTTAATGTTACTGTAGTTGACATTGTTTGAATTAAATATTATGGCAGTGTACGATGAATCGAGCCGCCGATTGTTTTAAGGCTTTCCGCCTGGGGAGTTAGAAGGTGTTCTTTCTACCCACTTACCATTTATTTTAATCTTCTGTCCTTCAAAAGGATTGTTCTTTTTCTTTTTCTTTTTCTTCTCTTGTGTGTCCAGATAGTCTTGACCAGTTCTTGAGTTAGGCATCAGGCTGCAGCTCCTGCTACAGAATCATCAGCAGTATTACCTACTACCTTACTGCACTGTGCTACTTGTTCTGCCTTGGTATCATTGTCATTATAAGGTATGAACCAACGGTCTCCAGTTGCATTGACTTTAAATTTTACCACCATGGCATCGTTTCGAGCCGATGGATCATAAGCTTTTGACATAATTAAAATGCTACGTTAGATCTTTCTAGTTTATCGTATAAGTCCTGACGATAGGCAGGGTCTCTATCATATTTAGGATCATTCATAGCTGCTACTACTTCAGCTTGACTACGGAATATATCACCCGAAGATTTTGGACCTTTGCCAGATAGCATGCGCCCTTCATATCCTTCTGAGTTTTCATACTCTGCTTTCAAACCAGCTAAAGCTATTTGAATTGCAGTTGAATTACCTTGATCAATAATATTATTAAAGGCATCTAGTTTAGATTGAGATAGATTTTCTCCTGCCCAGCCAACTAAATTTTCATAAGATTTCTCTCCACCTGCTGCATTATAAATAGTATTTATTTCAGCATCAGTTAAGTCAGGATATACCTGACCTTCTGGTTGTGGGTTGTTCTTTTGAATTGCCATGTATGCATTGACAAGTTCTTGGCTACTCATTTCACCGAACTTAGACATCGTTTCTTCTGAAAGCTGACCTTCATTTGAGTAGTATTCATCTGAAGCATTTGTTATTAAGTTAACACCATCTGCTACAGACTCATCATACTCAACTTTGTTTTCTTCAGAATCAACTTCAACATCTTCTGGTTCTTCTTTAGAACCTAACTTCTTTTGAAGTTCAATGTATGCATTCTCTAATTCTTCTGCGTTCTCAAACTTACCAGCATACTGCTTGGCTTCTTCTTGTCCTAACTTCTCCGCTACTTCTAAGGAGTTCTGTTCATCAGCAGAAAACTCTGGTTGATCAGCGGGTGTTGGATCATACGTCAGTTTTTCCGTCATCTTTTAATCCTCTAGCGGTTGTTACTTTAAGGTTACCTAAACCTACGGTTGTTACTAATTCAGGATCTTGTCCTATCATAGCTTTAGCTGCTATAGCTGTAGGTTTAGCAATATCTGTACCTAGTGTTTCAGGTTTACTGACTTTAGGCAGGGGTTTCTTCGCCACCTTCCTGGGGCGACTGGCCTTCACTTTGTCCATTTGTTAATTGATCTTTTTGTGCTTGTATTAATTCAGCTGCTGCTTCATTTTTACTTGGGTCCATCATAGGTGAACTAGCGAATTGCCCAGCTTGCTTAAGCAGTTCGGCCTGTTGCATCTGTTGTTGTTGAGCTTGCTGCTCTTGAGCCATAGTCTCAGGTGTCTTAACAAGGTTAAGTACATCTATACCTTGAGCCGCTGCGAGTCGTTTAACATACTCACCTGGGTC